CTCCTGACCACGGAAGGCAACGTTGTGCATTACGGCTTCATTGAAAAGTTCATTGAGGAGCTCGGCACCCGCTACAACATCCGGGAGATCGCCTTTGATCGCTGGGGCGCCGTGCAGATGGTACAAAACCTTGAAGGACTCGGCTTTACGGTCGTGCCTTTCGGGCAGGGATTCAAGGATATGTCGCCTCCAACCAAGGAACTGATGAAGCTGACGCTGGAACAGAAGCTCGCGCACGGCGGGCATCCGGTGCTTCGGTGGATGATGGACAACATCTATGTGCGCACCGACCCGGCTGGGAACATCAAGCCGGACAAGGAGAAATCCACGGAGAAGATCGACGGCGCGGTGGCGACCATCATGGCGCTGGATCGGGCGATACGGTGCGGTAGCGGCAGCAGCGAGAGCGTTTATAACGCGCGTGGCCTGTTGGTTCTATAGCATTGTTTAGCGTGTTATTCCGTGCTATACTTGAGAACAACAGGCTGTTTCAGTTTATAGCTGATCTGCCTCTGCCCAATCGCTGGAATACGAATTGATGATAATCCTAATCACATAATCGCAATTTGAGCTCGAAGCTCAATCGGCGAAATGCGTGATCACTGTTCAATCACATAAGGGGGGCGTTATCGTTGGAGGCAAACGAACAGTATAAGGAAATCTTTGAGAACTTGAACGATGGTGTCTATTATGTTGATAGAGACCGCAGAATCACCTTTTGGAATAAGGGTGCCGAGCGGATATCCGGCTTTTCCAGCGATGAAGTGATCAATACGCATTGCTATGATAATGTCTTAATGCATACAAACGACGAAGGAACACAACTCTGCATAAGCGGTTGTCCGTTGCTAAATAGTATCCATACCAACCATATTAACGTCGCCTCCGTATATTTGCTACACAAAGCAGGCTATCGCGTGCCAGTGTCGGTACGAACTGTACCAATAGTAGAAAACGGCGAAATATTTGGCGCGGTTGAGATATTTCAAGTGCAACACGAGCGGATGGAAAGTCTTTATAATATGGAGGAGCTAAAAACGCTGGCGCTTACCGACCAACTGACAGCCTTGCCCAATCGAAGGTATACCGAAACGTTTTTGGCATCAAGGATCAGCGAATATAAAGCGCTCGGGATAAATTTTGGTGTTCTTTTTATGGATATTGATCGCTTCAAATTATTCAACGATCAGTATGGTCACGGGGTCGGTGACGACGTATTGCGAATCTTAGCAAAAACCTTTACGAGCAATCTTCGTAATAGTGACTTCATCGGCCGATGGGGCGGCGAGGAGTTTGTTGGTATCTGTGTTTGTCCAGATGAAGACAGTTTGAGGCAAGTTGCGGAAAAGATAAGAGTTCTGGCAGAAAAAACATCGATCCCTTATGCAGATCAGGCATTAAACGTAAGTATTTCGATCGGAGCAACATTGTACCAAGCGGGCGAAACGGCTGAACAAGTTGTGAAGCGAGCGGACAATTTGCTCTATATGAGCAAAGCAAAAGGAAGAAACTGTGTCACCTTAGGTTAAAGTGCTCTATCGAGTGTAAAACGGACAGACGTGCATGCTATTTCAATGATCAAGAGCAATCGCAAGGTTGCTCTATTTATATGCCATTAACGGAGGCGTGTCTTTGAAAACTCCCTTTCATCATTTGTTTCACCCCCGTGACAAGCCCCAGAATCGCGTGGGGAGCGCTTTCTCCTTTCTCTTTGGCAGTACGACAGCCGGGATGACGGTCAACGAGCGTACCGCCATGCAGACCACGGCGGTATACGCCTGTGCGCGTATCCTCTCGGAGGCCATCGCCGGTCTGCCGCTGCATGTGTACCGCCATCGGATGGACGGCGGAAAGGAACGATTCCCACAGCATCCACTGTACTCTCTGCTCCACAACGAGCCGAATCCTGAGATGACGTCTTTCGTGTTCCGGGAAACCCTCATGAGCCATCTTTTGCTTTGGGGCAATGCCTATGCGCAAATCATCCGAAATGGCCGGGGTCAGCCCGTTGCCCTGTACCCGCTGCTCCCCAGCAAGATGGATGTGAGCCGCGCGCCAAACGGGCAGCTCCTTTATACTTACTACCGAGATACCGACGAAAGCGGGCTGAAACCCAAGGGCGGGTATATCACGCTCCGAAGAGACGAAGTGCTCCATATCCCCGGTCTGGGTTTTGACGGCCTCGTTGGCTACAGCCCGATCGCCATGGCGAAGAACGCGATCGGGATGGCGCTGGCGACCGAGGAGTATGGCGCGCGCTTCTTTGCCAACGGCGCCAACCCCGGCGGGGTGCTTGAGCATCCGGGGGTTATCAAGGACGTGCAACGGGTCAAGGACAGTTGGAACGCAGCGTATCAGGGAAGCGGGAATGCCCATCGCGTGGCGGTTTTAGAAGAAGGCATGAAGTTTCAGGCCATCGGCATCCCGCCGGAACAGGCGCAGTTTCTGGAAACGCGCAAGTTCCAGATCGACGAGATCGCCCGCATCTTCCGTGTGCCGCCCCACATGGTCGGTGACCTGGAGAAATCGTCTTTTTCGAACATTGAGCAGCAGTCCCTTGAATTCGTCAAATATACCCTCGACCCATGGGTAGTGCGCTGGGAACAGTCGCTCTGTCAGGCGTTGCTACTGCCCTCCGAAAAAAACGAGCTTTTCATCCGCTTCAATCTGGACGGCTTGCTGCGTGGCGATTATGCCAGCCGCATGACCGGCTACGCAACCGGCAGGCAGAACGGATGGCTCTCCGCCAACGATATCCGCGAGCTGGAGGACATGAACCGCATCCCAGTTGCCGATGGCGGGGATCTGTACCTCATCAACGGGAATATGACAAAACTGGCAGATGCCGGCGCATTCGCGGGCACGGCAAGCCCCGCGCCACAACCCTCACAACGCTCAAACAAGGAGGAACCCAATGAAAAACAAGGTTTTCTGGAACTGGGTAAGGGATGAAACCGAACCGGAATCTCGAACCCTGTACCTAAACGGTCCCATCGCTGAGGAAAGCTGGTATGAGGATGAAGTGACGCCCGTGGCGTTTAAAGCCGATCTGCTCTCAGGCAGTGGTCCGATCACGGTCTGGATCAACTCGGTAGGCGGCGACTGCGTCGCGGCAGCCCAGATCTACAACATGCTCATGGACTATCCCCATGACGTGACCGTGAAGATCGACGGTATCGCCGCCAGCGCGGCTTCGGTGATCGCCATGGCGGGCACGCGCGTGCTCATGTCTCCGACCTCGCTTCTCATGATCCATAACCCCCTCACGGTGGCCATGGGTGACAGCGAGGAAATGCGAAAGGCGATCCAGCTGCTGGATGAGGTAAAAGAGTCCATCGTAAACGCCTATGAGGTGCGCCCAGATAGGGCACTGTTGAAAGTGAACTAAGGTATCACACCGCAAGGCAATGCGGTAGTCCACCTGCTTAACCGAAAAGCGAAAGCTGATACGGGAACATAGCACGGCAGGAAAGCGATAAGTCACCTAAAGGCAACTTGATGCGACTGAACCGCAAGGACAAGCGGACATAAGGATAAAACTGGATTTGTTGAATGCGAGTTCCCAATTCTCCTTGCGTTGGAGCATAGGAAAGTGCCTGAAACCTTTGTCGCAAGTTTTGTCGCGTAGTCTCGTAGCGTGGCAATTTGCCAGTCACTTGCGAAATGTGCCGGAGAACCGGTGCGAACGGAATGAAAGCATATCCGACAGTCCGCAAACCTATCAACAGTGCTAACTGGGGATACCCTAAACGGAAATGCCGAACAATCGGCTATAACTTTTGAGTTTGAATATTCCGCATGGGTACGGAGCGTTCGTAGTAGTCAAGGACGGTAGCGCCGTCATAATGGCGAAGGGACGCAGTTACTGTGTACTGAAATTGAAGTTGATTAGGGAGGAAAACCTCACATGCAACCAACAACGGATATTTTAGTAAGAATCCGTAATAACTCTGGTAACAACAAAGAGGAAGTATTCACCAAACTTTACCGCTATCTGTTGCGGCCTGACCTCTATTACGAGGCGTACAAGAATCTATACGCCAATAATGGAGCGGCAACGAAGGGTGTAAACGAAGATACGGCTGACGGCTTCAGCAAGGGGAAGGTCGAAAGCGTCATACAGGCGCTCACAGACGAAACTTATCAGCCTGCGCCCGTAAGGCGAACCTACATTGAAAAAAAGAACAACCCAAACAAGAAACGTCCGCTTGGCATACCAACTTTCACGGACAAGCTTGTGCAGGAAGTTCTACGGATGGTACTTGAAGCCGTCTATGAGCCGATATTTCTGGACTGCTCACATGGCTTTCGGCCAAATCGAAGCTGTCACACGGCTTTGGTGTCGCTCAAAAAGGAGTTTAACGGCGCAAGGTGGTTTATCGAAGGCGACATAAAGGGTTGCTTCGATAATATCAACCACGTCGTACTCGTAGGTTTGCTCACCAACAAGGTCAAGGACGCACGGCTCATAAAGTTGATTTGCAAATTTCTGAAAGCAGGCTATGTGGAGAATTGGCAGTACCATAGTACGCACAGCGGTACGCCGCAAGGCGGGATCATCTCGCCGCTACTTGCCAATATCTATCTGCACGAGCTGGATAAGTTTGTAATGAAACTGAAAGCCGAATTCGACAGGCCCGCAACATATGACCACACCACGGAATACAACCGCCTACAGCGGTGGCGCGCCCGCATTAAGCCCAAAATCGCTGCAGCAGAAGGAGCAGAGCGCGAAGCGTTAATCGCCCAGACGCGAACGTGGCGGAAAGAGTTGCTGAAAACACCTTGCAAGTCCCAGACGGACAAGAAGATCAAGTATATTAGATATGCCGACGATTTTCTGATTGCCGTCAATGGGAGCCGCGAGGAGTGCGTGGAGATAAAGCGTAAGTTAGCCGAGTTTATCGGACAAACGCTGAAAATGGAACTCAGCGAAGAAAAGACGCTTATCACACACAGTAATGAATACGCCCGATTCCTCGGATATGACGTCCGCGTTCGACGCGACGACAAAATCAAGCATGGCGGTGCGGGCAATCGCGCCAAGAGAACCCTCAACAATCTAACGGAACTATCGGTACCTTTTGATGATAAAATCCTCAAGTTTTTATTCTCAAAAGGCGTAGTGGAGCAAAAGGCGGGCGGTACGCTTTTCTCCATCGCAAGACCCTCTTTGTTTAGACAAACAGACCTGGAGATTGTTTCGACCTACAATGCGGAACTACGGGGCATATGCAACTACTACTCCTTGGCAGGTAACTTCAACAAGCTTGGTTATTTCGCCTATCTTATGGAATACAGTTGTCTTAAAACCCTCGCAGGCAAGCATAAAACCACCATTGCCAAAGTAATCCGTCAACACAACGACGAAAAAGGCAATTGGGGTATCCCATACAAAACAATGGGTGGGGAGAAACGATGCTATTTTGCGGATTATACCGAAGCAAAAAAGGTGCGCAATGCAAGTGATATTATCACTAATGCTACCATGATCAACGGCAGCACGAGGACAACCTTTGAGCAACGGCTAAACGCGAATGTTTGTGAATTGTGTGGCAACACGCAAAGCGACCACTACGAAATTCATCACGTTCATAAGGTGAAAGACCTTAAAGGCAAAGAGCCTTGGGAACGCGCTATGATAGCCAAACGGCGAAAAACTATGGTGGCATGCCGTGAATGTCACAAAGAGATTCATCGCTAGAGTGTTACAGAACAAATAGTAATGGGGAGCCGGATACCTCGAGAGAGGTAAGTCCGGTTCCGGGAGAGGTCTGTGCAAACCTGCCGCTGTAAAGTGGTAAGGCGGCGCTTTCCTACTCTACATCAAGACAGGGCTCTCCCGCACAAAGCTCTCCAATCTCATGGACGCCGAGACCTGGATGAACGCCAACAAGGCGCTGGAACTGGGTTTCTGCGATGAGATCATGTTTCAGCCCGTTGCACACGCGGAACCCGCGGAGAACAGCTTCGTGTTCTCCCGCCGGGCGGTCACCAACAGCCTGCTGGATAAACTCCGCGCCAAGGTTCCCAAACCCCCCGTTACACCGGAACAGCCCAAGACGAAAGCGTCAGACCTCGACAAGAGGCTGGCGCTTTTAAAGTAAAACGGAGGTAGAAATATGAATCAAATCCTTACCCTGCGAGAAAAGCGCGCCAAGGCATGGGACGCCGCGAAGGCGTTTCTGGACACCAAGCGCGGCACGGACGGTCTGCTCTCCGCCGAGGACGTCGCCACCTATGAGAAGATGGAAGCCGACGTAGTCAGCCTCGGCAAGGAAATCGACCGGCTGGAACGCCAGTCGGCCATTGACGCGGAGCTGTCCCGCGCGACGGCGCAGCCTATCACGAACAATCCGACCAAACCCTCGGAAGAGAAAACCGGCCGTGCGTCCGCCGAGTATCGACGCGCGTTCTGGAATGCCATGCGCACACCGAAACCCAAGTACGAGGTGCTGGACGCGCTGCAAATCGGCACGGATTCCGAAGGCGGCTACCTGGTGCCCGACGAGTTTGAAAAGCAGCTCATTCAAGGCTTAGAGGAGCAGAACCTATTCCGCACCTTAGCCAGCGTGGTCAACACCGGCTCCGGCGACCGGAAGATCCCCGTGGTCGCCACCAAGGGCACTGCCGCCTGGATCGAGGAAGAGGCAGCCTTCCCTGAGAGCGACGATTCGTTCGCGCAGGTAACGATCGGCGCGCACAAGCTGGCCACGATGCTCAAGGTGAGCGAGGAATTGCTCAACGATTCTGTGTTTGGCGTCGAAAGCTACATCGCTTCTGAGTTTGCCCGCCGCATCGGGGCCAAGGAAGAGGAAGCGTTCTTCACCGGCGACGGCGTCGGCAAGCCCGTCGGCGTGCTCTCAGAGACCGGCGGCGCGCAGCTCGGCGTAACGGCGGCTTCCGCCACCACGCTAACCGCCGACGAGATCATGGATCTGTTCTACGCGCTCAAATCACCCTACCGCAAGAAGGCGGTTTTCCTCATGAACGATTTGACGGTAAAGGCACTCCGCAAGCTCAAGGATGCGAGCGGCCAGTACCTCTGGCAACCCTCCCTGACAGCAGGCACGCCGGATACGCTTCTGAACCGCCCCGTGTATACTTCCGGCTATGTGCCCACCGTTGCCGCAGGCGCAAGGACGGTCGCATTCGGAGACTTCAGCTACTACTGGGTTGCCGACCGTCAGGGACGCTCGTTCAAACGCCTCAACGAGCTGTTTGCCGCGACGGGTCAGGTCGGCTTCATCGCTTCCCAGCGCGTGGACGGCAAGCTCATCCTGCCCGAAGCGGTCAAGGTGCTTCAGCAGAAGGCTTCGTAACGAGGACGGCGGCATGAGTATCGTGGAAACTCTTCTGCCCAAGGTGAAAGCGAATCTCATTCTGGAACACGGCGCGGATGACGACCTCCTCAAGGGACTCATCCGCGCCGCCATTTCTTACGCCGAGAGCTATCAGCATTTGCCCGCAGGTACCTATTTGGAAATAGCCGCCGATGGCGCATCGGGTGAAACTTCCCGCTTCCCGCCCACCACCGAACAGGCTGTGATCATGCTGTCGAGCCATTTCTACGAAAGTCGGGACGGCTCGACGGCTGGTTTCTTTGCGGATAGCGTGCAGGCGGGGCAGCAAGTGTGGAATACGGTCAATCTGCTGTTACGGCTGGATCGGAACTGGAAGGTGTGACGATGAGCTTTGGCAAGATGAACACTCTGGTGGATATTGTTACTACTGCACCCGTGAAGGACGTGGAAGGGTTTGTCGCAAGCGGTGATACCATTCTGGCAACCATTTGTGCTTATCGAGAGGAAAAGCACGGCAATGAGAGTTGGGCGAACCGCGCTGCATTTTCGACCGCAAGTGCACTGTTCCAATTTCGCAAGCACCCATCGTTCACGGTCACGACGGACATGGTACTGGTCTGTGACACGGGTCGGTATCGCGTCCTCAGCGTAGAGGATGTGCGCGGGCGCGGCCTGTATATCGAGGTTCTGGCTGAAAAACTTGAACCAACAGTGAGGTGAGTCGGATGGCAAAGGCTATTGTGAAAATGCCAGAGGAGTCCCTCCTGAAAATCAGTCGGCTGGAAGCTAGCACCGATGATATTGTGCCCAAGGTGCTCGAAGCCGGAGGCAATGTCGTGCTCCAAAAAGTGAAAAGTAATCTTCAGGCGGTCGTTGGCAAGGGTACCAAACGCCGTTCCAGGAGCACGGGCGAACTGCTCCGCTCGATCGGGCTATCTCAGGCCAGGCTGGATCGCAATGGGGATCACAACGTGAAGGTCGGTTTCGCCGAGCCGCGAAGTGATGGCGGCAGCAACGCCAAGCTGGCCAACATTCTGGAGTACGGCAAGCATGGTCAACCCGCCCGTCCTTTCCTGAAACCGGCCAAATCTTCATCGAAAACTGCCTGTGAGCAGGCGATGATCGACAAACTGGAGGAAGAATTGCGACAGCTATGAGTTTGCTTTCGGAACTGAATACCCTGCTGGATGCTCTTCCTATTCCCGTCGAGACGGGCGTTTTCACAGGGAAAGCGCCCGAAACCTATGTGGTCATCACCCCGCTTTCGGACTCGTTTGCCCTGCACGCGGATGACCGTCCCGGCGTGGAGGTACAGGAAGCGCGGCTGTCGCTGTTTTCGCAGGCGAACTACCGTCCATTCAAGCAAGCAATCGAGCGGGCGCTGCTGGCCAGCGCGATCATTATAACCGACAGGCACTATGTTGGGCATGAGGATGATACGGGATACCACCATTACGCCATCGATGTGGCGAAACATTACGTATGGGAGGGATAAACATTGGCGACGATCGGTCTGGATCGGCTGTATTACGCAAAGATCACCGAAGCCTCGGACGGCGAGGAAACCTACGGCGTGCCCGCTCAATTGGCAAAAGCCATGAAGGCAGAACTGTCCATCGAACTGGCGGAGGCAGTGCTTTATGCCGACGACGGCGCCGCCGAGGTGATCAAGGACTTCAAATCGGGCACCCTCTCGCTGGGTGTGGACGATATAGGCGTCGCCGCAGCGCGCGACCTGACCGGCGCGGTGGCGGATGACAACGGCGTGCTCGTCTCCGCAAGCGAAAACGCGGGTGTGCCTGTGGCTGTTGGGTTTCGCGCGCTCAAGCCGGACGGCAAGTACCGATACTTTTGGCTCTACAAGGTGAAGTTTGGCATCCCCGCCACCAACCTGCAAACCAAGGGTGAATCGATCACCTTTTCTACGCCTACGATCGAGGGCACGGTGCTCCGGCGCAACAAACTGGACGGTCTGGGCAAGCATCCTTGGAAGGCCGAAGTGACCGAAGGCGCAGCCGGTGTGGCTACCGCTACGGTCACAGGCTGGTTTGGTCAGGTCTATGAGCCGGTGTACACGGTTCCTGGTGGCGAATAACATCTCTTTAGGAGGAATTGAGTTTTGGATACGGAACGCAGCGCCACCATCGTGATTGGTGGCCAATCCTATGAGCTGATCCTCACCACCCGCGCCACCAAGGAGATTGCCCGCCGTTATGGCGGGTTGGAAAACCTCGGTGAGAAGCTCATGAAGTCAGAAAACTTCGAGCTGGCCTTGGACGAGGTCGTGTGGCTGCTCACGCTGCTGGCTAATCAGGCCATTCTGGTGCGCAATCTGAAAAACAAGGAAGCGCCGGAGCCGCTGCTAACGGAAGCAGATGTCGAGCTGCTCACCTCACCGCTGGATCTGGCCGCGTACAAGGAAGCAATCACGGAAACCATGTTCCGGGGCACCAAGCGCAATATCGAGAGCGAGGAAGAAAGCTCAAAAAACGTGGCAGTCGGGTAACGGACGAAGAAGTCTTTACCCGACTTTTTTACTATGCCACGGTACCGATGGGCATGACTGCAGAGGATTTCTGGCTCATGCCCATCGGGCTGTTCTTCGATTTGTGGTGTTGTCACAAGCAGTTTCTGGGGATCGAGAAGCCGAAGAAGCACTGGACCATTGACGACGTCATTCCCATGGACGTTTGACAAGGTAAATGATCCTTCTATCTTACAGCAAGGACAGATATTCCCTTCTTGCGTCTACGATGGCATAGAAAATGACGCGCTTTTGCGTGTTGTCTACCTTGTGAAATACCAGATAACGGTTGACAATCAAAACCCGATACCCTTGCTTTTTCAGCAGGCTATAGCGAGGTGCGCTTCCGCTTTCCGGGAACGCGCGAAGGCGCATCATCGCTTCCTCGATTTCAGTCAGACATTTCAGCGCCGCATCGACGTCTCCTGAATCGTTTGCGATGTATTGAATGATGTCATTCAACTGGTCGCTAAACTTATCTGTTCGCAAAAGCAGATAGCTCATTCCGCTTTCCTCGCCATCAGGCTTTTTCGAATGGAGTCAAAGGTTTCTTCCACCGGTGCGACACGACCCTGCGCCATATCTTCTTCCGATTCAGCGAGCATGCGAAGAAGCTCGAGTTCGCTGCGCATCTGCTCATATTCCGCAAGGCCAAGCAGCACGGTATCTCCCCGTCCGTTGACAGTTATATAGACGGGTTTTCTGGTTTCCCGGCAGGTTTTCGAGATTTCCGCGTAGCGATTGCGCAAATCGGCGGATGGACGAATAATATCCATAGCAACGCCTCCTTTGTAATCAAATTATATCATGGAACGACTATCTAAGCAACGGAGGCGTCGTGTGACAGATCGTTTATACTCATCTAGGACATATTATCATACCCGACTCTTTTATTATGCCACGTTGCCAATGAGCATGCGCGCAGAGGATTTCTGGCTTATGCCCATATCGGGCTGTTCTTCGATTTATAGTGATGCCACAAGCAGTTGCTGGGGATAGAGAAGCCAAGCGGAACAGGTCAATTGATGACATTATTCCATACGACATTTGAGATATATTAGGTTTTGTGCTATCCTGTACTAGATGCTAGGCTGTATGTGTAGAAAGGACTACATCGATTTGTGAGAGAAGGAAAATGACATGACAAAAAATCTTACGCCTGAATTAAAATCATGCAAAGAGGAGTTTGATTTTCTTAACAAAAAGATCGGAGAGTTGGAATGGGAACTTGCCACAATATTTTATGGGCGGAAGGCCGTCCTTAGATCGGAAACCGATTTATTAGAAGACCAGCTCGATAGCTATAGAACTAGTATTGGAATATTAGTGGAGAAAGTTAAAAATTTAGTAAGTGAATCGGGTAACTCCAAATAGTATTATTAATTCTATTTTGTCATTGCAATGTGTAATATCTCGTGGGCATAGGTTAATTCCAGGGCAATCGAAAGGTTGCTCTTTTTTCATACCCGCAATAAGGAGGTGATGGCTTGGCTGACAACTTCGGCCTGAAAATCGGGGTAGAAGGCGAACGCGAGTTTAAACAGGCGCTCGCCGACATTAACCAGAGCTTCAAGGTGCTGGGCAGCGAAATGGCGCTGGCTACGAGCCAGTTTGAGAAAAACGATAAGTCCGTTCAGGCCGTCACCTCCCGTAACGCCGTCCTCAATAAGGAAATCGAAGCCCAAAAAGAGAAGATCGCTACCCTGAAAGCCGCGCTGAATAACGCGGCTTCTTCTTTTGGCGAAAACGACCGCCGCACTCAGAATTGGCAGATTCAGCTCAACAAGGCGCAGGCTGAACTCAATGGCATGGAGCGCGAGCTGACGGAATCGGCTGAGGACGCGGACGATCTGGGCGAACAGATAACCGATTCGGGGGACAACGCTGAAAAAGCGGGTGGCAAGTTCGAAAAGCTCGGCAGTATCCTAAGCGGCATCGGCAAGGCAATGGGTACCGTAGCCGCCGCTGCCGGAGCCGCCGCCATCAAGCTCGGCAAGGAAGTCGTGCAGCAGTTTGGCGAGCTGGAACAGAACCTTGGCGGCTCGGAGGCTGTCTTTGGGAAATATGCCGAATCCATCCAGCGCACGGGCGAGGAAGCGTACAAAAACCTCGGCGTGTCGCAGAGCCAGTATCTCGCTACCGCCAACAAGATGGGCGCGCTGTTTCAGGGTTCAGGGGTTGAACAGCAGAAAAGCCTCGAACTGACGGAAAAAGCCATGCAGCGCGCCGCCGACATGGCTTCCGTCATGGGTATCGACATGCAGATGGCCTTGGATTCCGTCGCGGGTGCCGCCAAGGGCAACTTTACCATGATGGACAACCTCGGCGTGTCCATGAATGCCACAACCCTTGAAGCATACGCGCTCGCCAAAGGTCTGGATTTCACCTGGGCGTCGGCCAGCAACTCTCAAAAAGCTGAACTGGCCATGCAGATGTTCTTTGAAAACACGGAGCAGTATGCGGGCAACTTCGCACGGGAATCCACGCAGACGATTTCCGGCTCGCTGGGGCTTATGAAGGCGGCGCTTGGTTCCTTTACGGCGGGCCTTGGCAACGCGAACGCCGACATGACCAACCTGACGCAGAATCTGGTGGACGCGTTTCAAGCGGTAGTTCAAAATATCGTGCCGGTGCTGGAAAACGTCGTGAGCGCGCTGCCGGTCGCGACAGGAGCCATCCTTACGGCGATCGGGGATCTGCTACCGATGCTACTGGAAACCGTCACCTCCCTGTTCACACAAGTGTTGGGAACACTCATGAGTCTGCTGCCCGAACTGATCCCGGCAGCGGTGAGCGCGGTCATGACGATCACAGGCGCGCTGATCGAAAACCTGCCGCTGTTGGTTGCGGCGGCGGTGCAACTGGTGACCGCGTTGGTGGAGGGCATCGGAGCTGCGTTGCCCACGCTCATCCCTGCTACTGTGACTGCTATCACGACCATTGTGCAGGGATTGCTGGAGCAGCTGCCCCTCCTGCTGGACGCGGCGCTGGAGCTGATTCTCGGCCTTGCGCAAGGCTTGCTCAATGCCATCCCGCAGCTGATAGAGGCTTTGCCTGCCATCATCGATGCGCTCGTGAATTTCCTGATTCAGTCCATCCCGCAGATCATTCAGGCAGGCATCCAGCTCTTGACCGCGCTGGTGACGGCGCTGCCGACGATCATCGCGGCCATCGTGAAGGCGATTCCGCAGATCATCAACAGCATTATCAATGCGGTGATCACCGCTATCCCACTCATTATCGATGCGGGTATTAAACTGTTGGTCGCGCTGATTCAGGCGTTGCCGCAGATCATTACGACTGTAGTCACGGCTGTACCCCAGATTGTCGGCGCGCTGACGGGGGCTTTTGTGGGGAACATCGACAAGATCATCCTTGCAGGCGTGCAGTTGTTCGTTGCCCTGATCAAGAACCTGCCGACTATCATCATCGAGATCGTGAAAGCAGTGCCGCAGATTATCACGGCTTTGGTCAACGGCTTTACAAGCTCTATCAGCCAAATTGCCACCGTGGGGGGCAACCTGATCAAGGGGCTGTGGCAGGGCATCTCGGACGCAGGCGCGTGGCTCCGTGACAAGATTTCTGGTTTCTTTGGCGGCGTAGTCGACAGCATCAAAAACTTCTTTGGCATCCACTCGCCTTCGACGCTGTTTGCCGGACTCGGGCGCAATATGGGCGAAGGCATCGGGGTCGGCTTCGAAGAGGCTATGGCCGGGGTGGCCAGAGATATGCAAAATGCCATCCCAACCAGCTTTGACATGAACGCCAGGGTAAGCGGATATGGCACTAGCGCAGCAACTACAGGCGCCAGCATCACGCAGAATATCTCGGTCGTATCGCCCAAAGCGCTCTCCGAAAAAGAGATCGCGCGCGAATTCAAGAATTTGTCACGCAAGCTGGCGCTCGAATACTAAGGAGGTGCGGCGTTGGAGCTAACGTATACGAACGTAAACGGCGAAAGCGTTACCCTCCGCCAGACGCGCCCGTTCTTCCTGACGCGAGTCGACGGCGTCGGCAAAGTGCGCCAGACCGTGAACACCTTCAAAGCGCCCGAACAGGACGGCGCTTTTTTCATCTCCTCCGCCATGGACATGCGAAACATAACGCTGGAAGGGTCAGTTATCACGCCTACGATTGCGGAAACCTACGATCAACGTAGGCGTTTCTTGCGCGTGTTTACCCCCAAGCTGCAAGGAACACTGGTATATCGCAACCGACAGATCGCCTGCGTGGTCGAGGAAGCGGGATTCACCGCGTCCTCCCGCGAGCGCGCACCGAATTTCTTCATCAGCCTCCTCTGCCCGTCGCCTTTCTTTGAAGCGCTGGAGGAGATACGGGAAGAACTGGCTATGTGGTCACCGCTCCTGCTCTTTCCGCTTGAGATACCGGGTGTCGGACTGGAATTTGGCATTCGGCAGCCCAGCCAGATCATCACGGTGGACAATATCGGCGACGTCGCCTGCGGATGCCACATCATCTTTCGGGCGCTGGGAAGCGTGACCAACCCGGAACTCATGAGCCTTGATACCGGTGATGTGCTTCGCCTGAACACGGTCATGGAGTCTGGTGAGGAACTCCATGTGTACACACACTTTGCGGGGAAACGGGTGACGCGGGTGTTTGATCAGGCGGAAAGCAACGCCTTTTCGCTGATGGATACCAGCTCTGTATTCCTGCAGTTGGAGCCAAGGCGCAATCTGCTTCGTTACAACGCCGCTGAAAACATGGATCTGCTTGAAGTCACCATCCTGTACCGGCCCAAATTTCTGGGGGTGTAGCGTGGAGCTATATGTGTATGGGAACACACGACAACTGGTCGGCGTTGTGGAATCCTTTGAATACCTGCGTTGGGCACGGCGGTATTCCCAATGCGGATCCTTTGAACTGAAGGCCATTGCTACCCCGGACAATATTACTCTTTTGGTTTTGGGTAATCTGCTCTGGAAAAGCGACGATGAGGAAGTCGGGATCATTGAACATCTGGAAATGAACCAGGCAGACAATGAAACGATCACGGTCAGCGGGCGGTTTGCGACCAGCTTTTTAGCGAGGCGCATTATCTGGGGTACGGAAACGCTCAGCGGGGACTTGTCCGCATGCGCTTTGCAGCTCATCAACAATCACCTGATTGTGCCCAGCGACACCAATCGTCAGATTACCGGGATTGCGTTCGCATCACCTGCCCTTGGCGTAACGGTCAACACGCAAGTATCCTACAAAAACCTCATGGATACGATCACTGGACTTTGCGATGCATCCGACAGAGGCATCAAGACGGTGTTTGACCCCTCAACTGGACACTTAACGGTCACTCTCTATGTCGGCGCGGTTTCGCAGGCTGTCTTCTCCCGCGAGTACGAAAACCTGACAACGCAGATCTATACACAGAGCGCCGCGGACTACGCAAACACAGCGCTCATTGGTGGGGAGGGCGAGGGCGCTTCGCGCGTATTGATATCCATAGCGGAAACCGCCGGAGAAGCACGAAGGGAAGTTTTTGTCGATGCGAAAGACCTGCGGCAGGAGGATTTCGGCGCGGGATACCCTGCTGCGCTCCTGTATCGCGGGCAAAACAAGCTGTCGGAGCTTGCAATGGCACATTCCTTTGACGCGGAGATTAACCCACACGGAAACCTGCGCTACAAAGTCGACTTCGACTTGGGGCAAGCGGTCACCGTGCTCTCGAAGAAATGGGGCGTCACATTGGCTGCACGCATCACGGAGATCGAAGAGAGCTACGACGCGAGCGGACAGACGCTAAACATTGTGTTCGGTAAAGGGGCGCTATCCCTTCTCCATAAACTGAAAGGCGGTTGAGATCATGGAAAAGAGCGGGTTTTTCAATTCTTCCGGCAGCGACCGGGTCTACAGCGCTACGGACTTCGCCGCCTACTTCGGCAAACTGGTCAGCAACGGGATCTTCTACGCTTCTGGCACCAACTTGCAGGTCATGCTGGGCAGCGGGATGACGGTCAGCATCGCGGCGGGCAGCGCGTGGATCAACGGGTATTCGTATGAAAACACGGATGCGCTGACACTCAATCTCGCCACGGCCAGCGGTGTGAACCCGCGCATCGACCGGGTCGTTGTGCGCTTTTGCGCCGTGGAGCGCAGGATCCATCTGGCGGTGTTGACAGGCACACCGGCGGAGATTCCGGCGGCGCCTGTGCTAACCCGAAGCAATGATACCTATGAACTTGGGATTGCGGACATTGTGGTACCGAAAGGTTCTGTTGCTGTTACGGCGCTTAACATTACGGATACGCGTCTGAACACGGCGCTTTGCGGGTTGGTCAACTCGCTGGTGACCGCCGTGTATGAGTAAGAGGTGATCGGATGCCTTCGATTTCCTACTCTCTGAGCAGTTTTACCAAGACCAATACCGATATGGCAGCGGGGACTTCTTTCACCGCCACGGCATCAGGCGCAACAGTATCCGGGGCGTATATCACGTCCGGCACGCTGTACCTGAGCAGTATCCGCACGTACTCCGGTGCTGGGTATCTTGATTTCTCGTTGGGTTCAGGCACTGGCTCGACCGGCACCTTTTCTTCCAACAGTTCCACGCACTCGGAAACAGTAACGCTGACCGGTTACAGTAACGCCCTGCTGACGGCAGGGAGCGGCACTGTGTCGTTCACCCTGCGACGAAGCTCCGGTTCCGGTAACATCCTCAACCTGCGCAGTGGCATTACCGGGACGCTGACACTCAACTACGAAATCAACCCGACGGCCTGTACCGCGCCCTCGGCCTGCTCTGTCAGCAGCACACTTGCCGAAGGCAACGTAACCTTATCGTGGAGCGGCGCGGCTGGCGGTACCAACAACGGTATATCCTCGTATGAAATACAGTACAGCGAATCCAGCGACAACGCCACGTGGGGCGCATGGACGGCTCTGACCACGGTTGCCACGACCGCCACCAGCGGCAGCATCGCGGTCGCACCGTCTTCCACACGTGCATATTACCGCCGCTTTCAGGTGCGAGCCTGTGGTACAGCGGGAGCGAGCTACTATTCCAGCTGGAAAATAACCACGAACTCGGTACGCCGGAACACGCTACCGACTGCGCCCACCGTCGTCACCGCTACGCCCGCTGTGTATAGCACGGAAGCCATTTCTCTCACATGGAGCGGGGCAGCCGGGGGCACCAGCGCAATCAAAGGATTCACGATCGCCAGCCGAACCTCCACAGACAACGCCACCTGGAGCGCGTGGGCGACGCTTGCCACGCTGACGCAGACCGCAAGCAGTGGAAGTTATTCGCCGACGGTAACCCGTGTCATTGGCACGTATACACAATTTGGGGTCACAACGATCGACGCGCTGGATGTCGCCTCGGATATCAAGATCAGCGCCAGCATCCTATGTTCCGTCACCCCGTGCGGGCTGCCAACCGCCTTCTCGCTCAGCGCAACGCTGACGGAAAGCGCTGTTACGCTTTCGTGGAGTGGGGCGACTCATGGCGCGGGCAATACGATCACCGCGTATGAGCTGCAGTACAGCGAATCCACAGACGGCTCCACTTGGGGCACATGGACGGCGCTGGCGGTTGTGAGCAGTACCGCTACCAGCGGAAGCCAGAGCGTCAGTCCCTCCGCCACATCCGGGACCTACCGTCGATTCCGTCTTCGCATTCAAGGCACAGCCGGGGAAACCTACTACTCGGCTTGGCTGGTGTCCAGCAACAGTGTCAGGCGAAACATCCCCCCAACGGCTCCCACGGTGTTTACAGCAGCCCCTGCTGTGTACGATGTGGGTACGATAGCCCTTTCATGGAGCGGCATTGTGGCTGGCACCAGCACGATCAAGCAGGTCGTCATTCAGCAGGCTACCTCAGCAGACAGCGTCACCTGGGGCGCGTATGCGGCGCTAACCACGATCACAACCACAACAACCTCTGGCACCTATGAAACCACGCCATCCAGCGTTTCCGGCATTTCGACACGCTATCGCCTGAGCGTGACCGATACGCTGAATGCGATTTCCGCGTATGCACTCAGCAACGTGGTGCGCAAGGTTAGCCCACCAACCGTACCGGTGGTCACCGCGCCAAAGGCGGTAGGGCAGACCTACTCCACAACGCCACGCTTCCTGATCACGACCGGCGCAAGGCTGGGCGGCGGGACGCAGAAGGTGTGCGTGAAGATCGGCACGGCGGATTGGGAGGACTCGGTTGCCAATCCGGAGCGGTTCTCTTCTTCTGGTGCTCTGCCCAACGGGGTACCGACGATCTACACCCCTGTTGCGCTCGCGCCTGGCAGCTATACCGTTACCATCCACAGTGTGGACAGCGGCTCAGAAGCTGTCAGTCCCGAGGTGGTGCGAAGCTTTATGGTGCTGGCTTCGCCCTTTGAGGGAATCGAAGCCAATGTGACCAAGGTCAAGGCTGCGCACATGAGGAGTCTACGTACTGCTGTCAACAATGTCCGCGACTTCTATGGTCTTTCGGTAGTCAGTTGGTCGGAGGACGTGATTGCAGGCAAGACAACCGTTAAGAACTGGCCGTTTCATGTGCTGGAGCTACGCAAGGCGATCGAGCAGGTTGTGGATGCGATCAACGCTTTTGATCTGGCGTGGGCAAACAAGCTGCCTGATCCAGCATGGATTCCCATTACGACGGTCAGACCGCAGGCGACTGTAATTCAGCAGCTGCAAACCATAATCCTTGGGCTATAACGGGTTCCCGATTTTCGCCTCTGCGAAAGCAGGGGCGCTTTATCATATACAACCTATACTGGGAGGAAACATCATGAAGGAAATCTGGGGTTGGATTCAAGCGGCGCTGGTAGCCGTGGGTGGGTTTCTTGGTTGGTTTGTCGGCGGCTTCGACGGTCTGCTCTACGCGCTGATCGCGCTGATGGCGGCCGACTACGTAACGGGCGTGATGTGCGCCATCGCAGACAGGACGCTTTCCAGTGCGGTTGGTTTTCGTGGCATTGCCAAGAAAGTACTGATCTTCGTACTGGTCGGCGTAGGGCACATCGTGGATACCTACCTGATCGGTAACGGCAGCGCACTGCGCACAGCGGTGCTGTTCTTCTATTGCTCCAACGAGGGCGTGTCGATGCTGGAAAACGCGGGTCATCTCGGTCTTCCGATTCCGCAGAAGCTCAAGGACGTGCTCGAACAGCTTCATAACCGGGACAGCGACAAGGAAGATCAATGATATGGCGGCGGCAATCAAGCCGCCGCTTTTCCTTTTTAAGGAGGGTTTCGTATGAGCGAGCAGAGCAACCGGGTAGAAATGCCATTCACGAACGAACATTTCATAGCTTTCTGCGAGATGATGTTGGGACAGCCGTACTGGTACGGCACCTGTCTTTATAAGGCTACCAGCAGCCTCTTGTCCCGAAAAACCAGCCAATATCCATCCTCGTATGCTACCTCCCGCGCCACGCGTTACAGGCAGGATGTCGCTTCGAAGAAGATCGTAGCGGATTGCATTGGCGCCGCGAAGGGGTATGCCTGGACAGGCGGCGGCATCGGGGTGCTGGAGGCGATCGGGTCGGAGACCACCTATACCAGCAAATACGGCTCCAATGGTTGCCCGGATAAAGGCGCGAACGGGATGTTTACCTACGCAAAAAGCAAGGGCATGGACTGGGGCGCCATTGGGACGCTGCCGGAGATCGCAGGATTGGCGCTGTACAAATCCGGGCATGTTGGCTATTACGCGGGAAACGGTTATGCCATTGAGTGGAAAGGCTTCTCGTATGGCTGCGTCAAGACCAAGGTAACCGGGCGAGGCTGGACGCATTGGTACAAGCTGCCGTTCATCCTGTATGGCAACGATCCTATCCCTACGATAGACGATACTCTGCCCATCGTCGATCTCGGCGCCAGAACGCTTCGCTATACCAAGGGCCGGGCAATGCTTCGGGGCGAGGATGTGCTGGCCGTGCAGGCAAGGCTGCTTGAGCTGGGCTTTGATTTCGGCAAAGCGGACGGCGTGTATGGTCCGTTGACAGCAGCCGCAGTCATCGCTTTTCAGTCGTCGCAGCAACTGGATGCGGATGGAATTGTCGGGCCTGTCACCCGTGCCGCATTGCAGTCATGACCAATGAGCAGAAAAAGCGACTGGAACAATTGCGTTCAGAGGGTCTTGGATATAAACGGATAGCTGCGGAGCTTGGAATTTCGATCAACACTGTGCAATCCTTTTGCCGCAGGCATCCTGATAAAATCGAAACTCCGACTTATCATCCGGAGAACACCTGTTTGCACTGTGGTGTAATGCTTCACCATACGCCCGGCGCCAAGAAACGCAAATTCTGCTCCGATCATTGTCGCATCACTTGGTGGAACGTGCACCCAGAAGCAGGCGCGAAGCGTAAAGTGCGAGAGATTGCCTGTGGTTTCTGTGGCGCAACATTTTTCGTCATTGGGGAACAAACAAGAATGTATTGCTCCCGTATCTGCAGCGCTAGAGCTAGAGCCAAACTGACGCGCAGGGAGGGAACAGATGGATAAGGAAAACCGTATTCTGCACTACAGCGCGGCGCTGGCGGTCTTTCGGACATGGGTTCGTCAGGGCTGGATCACGGAAGACGATTTTCGGTTGTTGGAAGCTAAGATGGCGGAACGCTATGGGCTATCAAACAACAGTATATATCGTCAAACCCCTTGATAATTCTGGCTTTCAGAGCGAATATACCATGACCGAAGGGAGGAATCGGCATGGAGCGAATCATTACAAGGGTTCCGATACAGCACACCCAGGCGCTCAGACTGACCAAGGTTGCGGGCTATGCCAGAGTATCCAGTGATAAGGACGCAATGCTCCACTCGCTGGCGGCACAGGTGGACTACTACCAGAATCTCATCCTGGAAAATCCGGAATGGATATACGCCGGGATGTACGCGGATGAAGCGCTGACCGGCACCAAGGGCAACCGACCCGCGTATCAGAAAATGCTTAGTGACTGCCGCGAGGGGAAGATCGACCGGATCATTACCAAGTCGATCAGCCGGTTTGCCAGAAATACGCTGGATCTGCTGGACGCGGTTCGGGAACTCAGGGCCATGGATGTGGATGTATACTTCGAGGAACAGAATATTCACACGACGGACGGGGATGGCGAGCTGTTGCTCACCATCCTCTCTTCTTTTGCTCAGGAAGAAAGCCTCTCGGCGAGCGAAAACCAGAAGTGGCGTATTCAGAAGAATTACCACGAAGGGAAGCCAGCCACAACGATCTGGATTTACGGCTACCGCTGCCGCAAGGAAGTCTACACCATTGTTCCCGAGGAAGCTGACGTGGTGCGAATGATTTTCACGGATTATCTGTCCGGGCTTGGGAAGAACGCGATCATGCGCAAGCTAACCGCGCTGAACATTCCCACCCGAACCGGCGGACGTTGGACGGAGACCAGCGTCATGCAGATGCTCCGCAATGAAAAGTACGCGGGGCATCTGTTGCTCCAGAAGGTTTTTATCACCGACCATATCACGAAGCAAACCAAGCCAAATCGGGGAGAAATGCCGAAATTCCTCGTGAAGAACCACCACGAGATGATCATCGACGAGGCTACCTTCGAAGCGGTACAGCGAGAAATCGCGGTACGGGCTTCTCAGAAAAGCGGGAAGCAGGCACAATCCACCAGCGTCTTTTCCGGGATTATTCGTTGTCAGCGTTGCGGCAGGTATTTTCACCGCAAGGTCGCCAACGGGGGTTCGAAATATGCAAAACAATCTTGGGCCTGTCCGACATACGTCAATCAAGGCAAGCAATTTTGCGACGCGAAACGGATCCCGGAAGACATTCTGATCGTTCAATGCTGTGAAATCTTGGGGTTGGCAGTCTTTGATGAGAACGCTTTTCGCAAAACCGTCGCCGAGATTCTGGTGCCCTCGGATGGTCAGTTGCTTTTCAAGCTCCACGACGGTACCGAACGGCGCACTGTCTGGCATCACCCCTCCCGATCGGTAAGCTGGACGGATGAAATGAAAGCGGAAGCACGAGCGGCTGCCGGAAAGAGGAATGCACATGCCTGAAGTTACGATGATCCCCGCCAGCATTGCCCGCATATCCGCCAAAGCGTCTACTGGCGTTCAGTGCCGTCGGGTGGCCGCCTATGCCCGCGTTTCCACCGACAGCGAGGAGCAACTGACCAGCTACGAGGCTCAGGTGGATCACTACACCAAGTACATCCAGAGCCGCGAGGACTGGATTTTCGTTGGCGTCTATACGGACGAAGGTATCTCAGCGACCAATACCCGGAAACGCGATGGTTTCAACAAAATGGTTTCCGACGCGGTGGCGGGAAAGATCGACCTCATCGTCACCAAGTCAGTCAGCCGTTTTGCCCGCAACACCGTGGACAGCCTCACCACTGTACGAAAGCTCAAGGACAAAAATGTCGAGGTTTACTTCGAAAAGGAGAATATCTACACCTTCGACGGCAAGGGCGAGCTTTTGATTACGATCATGTCGTCTCTTGCTCAGGAGGAGAGCCGCTCCATCTCGGAAAACGTCACTTGGGGCGTTCGCAAGCGGATGGCCGACGGACGCGTCAACTTGCCGTACAAGCATTTTCTGGGCTATCGCAAGGGCGAGGATGGGCTGCCGGAGGTCGTGAAGGAGGAAGCGGCGATCGTTCGCCGCATTTTTAGGCAGTTCATGGAGGGCAAGACCCCGTCGATGATCGCCAAGCTGCTGCAGGCGGATGGAATCCTTTCGCCGGGCGGTTCTCAGGTTTGGCAGGTCGCGACGGTGCGCTCCATCCTGACCAACGAGAAATACAAGGGCGACGCGCTGTTGCAAAAGCGGTATACGGTAGACTTTCTGACGAAGGAACGGAAGCTGAACCATGGCGAAGTACCCCAGTACTATGTGCAAAACAGCCATGCGGCGATCATTGAACCGGAGGAGTTTGACGCAGTGCAGGCGGAGATAGCGCGGCGTAAGGAAATCAGCCGCCCCAATACTTGCGGTAGCGTGTTTTCCAGCAAGATCGTCTGCGGCGATTGCGGCGGGTACTACGGTCCCAAAGTCTGGAACAGCAACCGTCCGAACCGGAAGATCATCTGGCGGTGCAATGACAAATACAAGCACGAGCCTCATTGCCAGACGCCGCATGTTACCGAGGAAGAAATCCGCGTCCAGTTCGTGGAGGCGTTCAATCGGTTGCTGGGGATGAAGGAACAGGTCATTGCGGATTGCCGGATCGCTCGGGAGACGCTGCGCGACTGTTCTTCGCTGGAACGGGAGATTGCCGATCTGCGCAAGGAACAGGAGCGGGTTGCGGAGTTGGCACGGATTGCAATTATGGAACATGCTAGCGTGGCGGAGAGCGGGGTTGATGCGCTTCAGGAGGGATACCTCCCCAAACACGACGCGCTGGCTCAGCGGATCGTTCAGTTGGAGGCAGTGTGTCGGCGGAGAGTGGAGAAGTGCGATTTGATTGCGAAGTTTATCCGCACTCTCGCCAAGCAGGAGACGATCATTGACACCTTTGATGGCAAGCTGTTTGTGGCGGTGGTGGACACTGTTACTGTGAATCGAGATGGAGGTGCGATGTTTTACGTAATAAATGGAACATGTTTACCGGAATCACCTATGTAG